CGTCAATTCATCGTCGGTCGTGCCCTGGGCTCGCGAAGCCCGAAACTTCCACTGCAAACGGTTGGAACTGTCGTCGAACTCAGGCACCTGTGGAATCACGCTCTTCAAGTTGACGGCCATCACCTGTCCGCTCGACTCGCCTAACTGAAACATGACCGTTACCGGGGACTGCTGTCGTGCCGCTTGGTAAAGGCCCGTCGTAGCCGTATCGTCCAACCCATGCAGCGTGAAAGTCGCATTCACGGAGCGTCGGCCGGGCGCGATCGCCCGTGGCAGGTTGGACCCGAATTCCTTTGTCCGTGTATCCAGGGCATTCTTTAACTGAATGGACGCGCTCGTAATCGTAAAGAATTGACTGGGTGAGGTTCCCAGCCAAGCCTGTCCGAGATTCCCCGGCACAACGGTATAGTCAAACGCCGCCAGTGCCGGTTCGGGCGGAAAGCTCTGAAGCTGCTGCGGTCCTCCCCCGGCAAAGCTGCTGCTGTCCATCACATCCTGCGCCACGCCTCGGAAGTGAAATTCGTGATAGTCTCCGTTCACCAGGATGTCCATTTGGTCGACTGCGGCCCCCGACAGAATACGTTGGACTGCCGTCGATGGACTCCAATAGTCGAAAATGCTTACGCTCGGTATCTCGGTTGCCGGGACATATGTGACTGTGACCCCGATTGAAGCTCCCGCAGCCGGAATCACGGTGAATGGCGCATTGAGCTGCACCGTGTTCGCGTCCACGATCGCCGCTACGAATCGCACATCTCCCGTTGAATACAGCGCCTGGCCGGCGCGTAAGCCATGCGCCGCGCTGAATTTTACCTTTCCGGCGGCGTCCGCCGAACTGACCGTTCCCCCCGCATACTGGAGGGGCGATGCGCCAAAGGCCGACTGGAACAGTGGGCCGTAGCCCGGTGCTCCTGTCTGCTGCCACGTAGTCAAGTAGGTCTGCAATTCGAAGTTGGTCCGGCGCCGTCCTCCCGTCGGTAGCCCAACAAAAGTGCGGCTCCCCGTTTTGTCCTTCCGCTGCGTCACTTCCAGTTCGTGTTGAACTGTCAGCTTGAGCGCCGGGATGCGATTGCCGGCGCCGATCGTCGGCACGATCCCGTAAGCGCTCTCCAACCCGGTATAGAAGCGGTTGGCATTTGAAGAAATATATGATGCCATCGTCAGTTTCTGCTTACCTCAATTCGGAATGTGATCTTCGCTGTCTGGACGAAGTTTTTGCCCCCGTGCTTGACGGCGTTCACTGTCACGTCGTATCCGCCGCAGTAGTATAGTCCTTGGCCCCAATCTCCGCGTCCGGTATCCAAAACCTGCGTGACTGAATCGGCGTACAGTTCTAGAGCGTTCTGTAGACCGTCCAGCCGGTCCTGCGAATATCGAACCTCGATGGCCATTTGTAAGCTGCCGGAGAAACTCCGGAATTTCTCCGCCAGCGTATTCGCCACTTTTTCGCAATAGACGTATACCGATGGATACTTGGTCTTCGTGCTGCGCTCCGCTACGTCCGCCGCGACGTTCTGAGCGTGGATGTGCCCTGCGTCTATTGGTGCAACCATCTGGTTGTCCGGGGCAGTCAAAGAGGCTAACCCCGAATTGATCCCGGCCGGCCCCGTAAGCATCTGAATGATCGCCGTTGTGGCCGTGCTTCCAAGTTTATTCATCATCCCCTCTGAAGCACTCGCGGAATCGATTTCAAATAACTCGGCGACTGGCCCGTGCCGGCAGCTTGGCCGGTAGTGTTTAGAACGGCCGGCTGTTGCCACACCTGACCTACCGCGATTAATCCACTATTTTGGATTACCATCGTTTCGGGGGCTTGCCCCACGTATACGTTCCACCCCGTTGCATTGCTTGGAGGAGCAATAGGCTGTACCTCGAACGTGCTGCTCGACGTCGTGATGGCGTCCGGTAAGCCGCTTGCTCCCTCCTCCCCGGCTTGGTTGACCCACGCCACCGTCACGTAATAGGTTCCATCCGCCAAGTTGCCGGGCGCCGCCGTGAGAAGTGGCGTCTCGGCTCGGGCAATGGGATTCGCACAGATGCCCAGGCCCGTCTGAACGAGCTTTTCGCGCGCCCAGCCGGCAAACTGGTGGAATTGGTCTCGCTTGGCCGCGTATCTGTCGTTCAATTGGTTGCTATAAGCATCGCCGTAAACCATTTCCAGAGTGCGGTAAGTGTGCCAAAGCTGCAGCGCCGGCGTCACTACGATGCTCCCAATGCTTGGTTCTAGTGCCAGTGAAAATGGCCAGTTCACAGGCTTGAGACTCTCCAGCATCGAAGCCAGCTCGATTCCGATCTCCCCTTGTGCCAGCGCAATCTTCTGCGTGACGTTTATTCCCTCCTCGCTGGCAATGTCGAGGAGTTGCGTGTCCTGGGTGGCCAGATCGTCCAGGCCCGAAATGCTGCCATCCGCGAAAAGAGCCATCTTCCCGGCCTACTTGTTGGCTTGCGGCGTAGCCGCCCGCTGACCTTCGAACGACCGCTTTTCCTCCGGTGTGGCGAGGCGGGCCTGCCCTTCTGCAATCATCTTCGCTGCCAGCAACCGGGTAACCTCGGTCTGCGTTCCGGCCTTGCCGCCATCTGGGCTTTCGAGGCTCACAATCACGGCGAAAACGTCTCCGATCTTCGCTTCAATTTCCCTGATCTTCTTGTAATACCCTCTTAAATCCATCTAACCTTTCTCCTTTCATCGACTCTGCTATCACTGAGGGTGGAAGGCAGGCGAAATGCCTGCCCTCGTCTACGTGTTTAACTGCACTCCTGCGCTGTTCCGCAGGATTCCGCAGCCGTAGAGTACATCTACTGTGAACTGCTGCGCCAGGGTGTTTGGCATGTAGCTCATCACCACGCGCATGCCGAAGTTCCCGAGTTCCGCGTACTCCGCGATGGCTCCGGTACCGGGCAGCGGTTGTGGCAGCCTCCGGATTACCAGCCCGATCGCGTCTCGGGTGAAGGCCAGGTTGTGGGTGTTTACAGGAGTGGTGCCGGTCTTCGGCACAAATTGCGACCGGAATACATAGAAGTCCTTGAACTTTCCGATCGTCCCGTCGATCAGCGTTTGCAAGCCCGCTTGCCCGGCCGTCTGGAACTCCTCGAATAACGGAATCTGCCGCCACGCCGAGTAGGCAGCCGCGTCCACCACGATGAACTTTGGTTGGTTCGGCGGCACCTTCGCCAAAAACAGCGATGTCTCTGCGGCATCCACGGTCCCCTCGGTAAGCGGTGTTCCCGGCGCGCCTACCGGCGTGTTCGCCGTAAATCCGGCGTATAGATTCAGCAGGTCGGTCTCGATCCTCTCCGCAATCGCAACCACTGCCGGCTGCATGTAGACCTTAAGCAGGTCCGGAAGGGCCAGCACCTTGGTGACGTCCGGTATCTGAAAGGTCGCTTCCACGTGGGAGTTCAGGACAATTTGTGCGTTCCCCAGGCTCGGGTTCTGCGGTTGTACCGTCCCGCCCTCCAGAATGTTGTTTGCCACCATCGCGGGCGGAATTGGAACATTGATCGTGTCTCCGGCCTGTGCCAGAACCGGTTCGTAATCGCGATTCACAAGGTTACCCATCACAAGGTTTCCCACCAGCACCGGCAATGCGTCCGCCGCCACCAGCTTCACAATCGCGTTTGCGACGTTAGTTGACGTAATAATTCCCATCCATACTCCTTGTTCATTCTTGCCGGCCACCGGGCCGGTGTTACTTTGAGATCAGGTCCTTGACCTCGTACCGTATATCCGGGTGTGCCAGGAATCTAAAGGCCCCGTAGCGTCTGCGACGCGACCCGAACGATTTCCTCTCGCACCCGCTGCATCTCCTCCGGATTCATGCCCGGACGGATCCTCTCGATTTCGATGGCTTCTCTGCCTGCGTTGGCCGACTTCAAAGTGACAGTCATTCCAGTCCCCCCCGCAATCCGCGCCGGGAGAAATTCCGGATTCTCCGCCACGAACGCCGCGAGATACTCCTGTGCCGGCGCCTCGCCGCTTTCAGTGTGAGCCACTAACCGCCCGTCCTCTTTGCGCACGATTCCGTCCTGCACTGCCTTGTAGGCCAGGTCTATCTTAGCGACGCCTAGACGCTGCAACTCCGAACGGATCGCTGAGCGTCGTTCTGCCTCGGCGGCCGCCTGTCTGCTGCGCTTGTTCTCCTCCACAAGCTCGTTCATTCGCCGCTCGAGTTGTTCGCGGCGCTTCCGCTCCTCTTGCAGCTCCGCCTTGTAGGCCGGCTCGCTCTTCGCATGGTCCAGGTTGACATACTCCTGGATTGCGCTGCGAATCAGTGCTTGTACATCGAGTTCTTCCATACCCTCTCCTATCCGGCGTACTCTTGCGCGTCGATCTCTTCTGCGACTTGAGTCTTGATTTCTTGCCGCGCATCGCACAGAAACTTAAATGCCAGCTTCTTGAACACCTGCTTCTTCAAAGCCCTCGAACCGATCCCCAGATCCAGTAGCTTTTTGGCGTCGTCCAACTCGTTGCTGAAGTCTCCAATGTCGAACTCGTCTAATCCCGACACATCGATAGAGACTCCGTCCTGGCGCGCCGCCGCTATCGCCCGAAGCACCTGCTTCATCGTGTCCTTGACCGTATCGCCGTACGCGCGCAGCACCTCCTGCGTGATACTAAAATCCCGCTGCTTACTCGCCGCGGACTGCCGCAGATCGTTCGTGCTCGCATTGCCGGCGTGGTTCATCACGTAACACACGCGGTAGATTTCATCCTTCAGCCGCACGAGGTTATCAGC